TTGCTTGATAATGTGCTAAAGGAATTTATATTCGAATTGAAAATCAAGAACTACTCGGATAGGACGATTGATACCTATAAATACAACGTGGGGCTATTGATAACATATCTAAATGAACATCATGAAATTGATGATATTGAAGACATTGCTCCATTTCATATTAAAAAATTTGTACAACATCAAATTGGATTAGGGAAAAAAGCGAATTACATTAACACGTTGATTAAATCTTTGAGGAGTTTTTTCAAATACCTTGTGACCGAAGAATATATGCCAATGAATATCATGAACAAAATCAAATTGCTGAAAGAAGATACAGAAGTGATAAAAACGTTCACCGATGATGAAGTGGCGAAGATGATTGACTCCTATGATTTTAAAACGTATTTAAACGCACGTAACAAGGTCATAATCGCAATGTTTGTGGATACGGGCATACGAATGTCGGAATTAATCAATTTGCAATCTGAATGGGTTTACGATACGAATATACGAATTATGGGAAAGGGCTCTAAATGGAGATTTGCTCCTATAAGTTTGATGCTGAAGAAATACATGATACGTTACGAACGGATTAAAGCGAAGTATTTTGAGAAGAAGGCACTGGAGCATGATAATTATTTTTTATCGAGGGCTGGCAAACCGATATGTACGGTGCAAATTGAAAACATCGTTAAAACCGCTGGCTTACGTGCTGACGTTCGAAAAGATATTCGTTGTTCACCGCACACATTACGTCACTACGCCATTCAAGCGAACCTTAGGAATGGTTTAGACCTGTATTCATGTTCGAAAATAGCGGGACATGAAAATATTCAAGTAACTAAACGATATCTACAAGGACTTGAAACGGAAAACATATTGGAAATGGCTCAGAAGACAAGTCCGCTAATGAATTTACGATAAAAATAAAAAACGAACGGATTATAGGACTGGCATCCTACCGCTCGTTTACCCATGATACAACAATCCTAAAGAATTTACTGTAAGGAAAACACAAAGGACAATTGTGCTTTTATTTTAGCATGATTGCCTTTTGAAATCAAAAGGAGAATTATGTATGGATATTAAAAATGAAATCAACCACATTCAGAAACGTTTGCTTGAACGACTGAACGTCAAAACAGGTTCAACGTTATTTACTATTATAGAAGCAATTTCCCAACAAGCATACGCAAAAGCTTCATTCGTAGTATCACAAAAGAACTCAACACTTGCAATTAAATGTGATGTGACCGCTTCTACAATTTCACGCAACCTAAAGAAAATTAAGGACAAATGCTCTGATTTAATTCAAATCGAACAAAATCGGAATGTATCAGAACAGTTCGCTTCTCTAGTATTTACGCTGATTTCACAAGGAAAAGGGAGCCTTGAAACGAGTCCTCCTTTAGAATGTCAAACGGATATGTCAAACGGTGAACAAACGGAGCAAATCAATGATGATACGGAATATCACGACATTGCTGAATCGCCTTCTAGAAGTTTTTCTAATCATTCCGTAGTTTATTCTTCTACTCATAATAATAATTTAAATACTAGTATTGTTAACAAAGATGACGTTGAACAAAATGATATTATTCACGAGGAATATGTACATGCACGTAAAAACGGAATCAGCAAAAAGATGTTCTTTAAGGTCATTGATGAAATCAAATATAAAAATAATGTCCGTAATCTCAAAGCATATATCCGTGGAGCAATTAATAATGTAATCAATCACATATCGTTCCGTAATGGAACACGAACATATGATAATCCAATGAATCAATTCTTTTATGAATGGTTGAATGAATGATTTTTGAATATAAATATTCAACGAACGGAAGTTCCTATGTGAAATCTATATAGGGATATAAAATTGATATATGATTGATATACAAAATATGTAAATAGTATATATAAAAAAAGATACCACACACCAAATAAATGATGTGTGGCACATATAACATAATAAGAACAGTAGTTACTAAATTGATTTATAATACTATTATATTGTGTTTTAGTAATTTGTAAGACGAGCCACAAAGAAAATTTAAAATTATTCCTTTAATGTGGCGGTTATTTCAACAAACATATCATCTTCAAATTCATGAACATGCTTAATATCAAACTCTCGGTCTTTGAAAACAACATACATATCTTTATTATCAATCTCACGTTTCCTACAGATGAATTTGTAAGTCAAAGCGGTGATTTCACGATTGGCACTTATGTATTCCCTTGTTGATACGGTTTTATATTTACATCGTAACTTATAAATATCTTCCGTGGTTTCAATAGGGAATCCGTTTTCGTCTTCAATAGTAACAACCTTTTGAATGATTAAACGGTTTTTTAATTCGCCTGCATTTATCATAACGAACACTTCCGTATGTTCTTTAGTGCCATTTCAAAAACAGGATTCATTTTTACATTGTCACCTGTTACGGAACGATTACCGTACAAATCAGAAATCATCAGCAAATACACGATATTTGCCGTTGGTACGTTGTTTAATTCGTCATCGGTCATTTCTGTTTGCTCCATGACAAAACCTTTAGCGGTGTCCATGAACAACTGTACTTCAATATCATCATCTTTATAATCTGGTTCAATTCGTAAGTAGTTCTTCACGAACTCTAAATCTATATCAGTGAATCTCATAGAATTTCCTCCTTGGTAAAACTCTGATTTTACTATAAAAAGGACGTCCCAAAATGGAACGCCCATGAATTTTATTCTTTTTCAATTTTTGTTGCTTTACGTTTAACAGGTTTAGGCTCATCAATTGATTGTTCTGTTACAGATGCCTGTTGAACTTCTGAAGCGTATTCGACTGCTAATCTGCCACTCGTGTTTGTTACAACACCGTCTGCCCATATTTCACCTTGGAATACATGAACACCACGATGTGCTTCATCAGTGCCTTGTTTAAGTTGTTCAACTTTGGCATCACCCATAACTAGCGTGTAAGCATCTGAATTGACCAACACACATGCCAATTGTGTTTCAATTGTAGTAACGCCTAAATCTGCAATGTAAATTGGAATGCCAAATAATCTTCCGACCGCCCCTGGTGGTAAATTGTCGTAAGTAACATAATCATTGCCTGCTTTATCTGTAACTTGTGGATGTTCATTAAATATGAAAAATGATTTATTTTTATCATTACCTCTGAAAAATGTAGATGCCATAGTTCTAATAATTTCATATTCGATAAATCCTGATTTATTGGCGGAAACATAACCTTGTCTTCCTTTACTTAATACTTGTACATGGTCTGCTTTGTTTGGGTCAATATCACCAGTAATCAATATTTCATTTAAAATCCCTTTAATTAAACGTGTTGTTAAAAGTTTAGTTAAATATGATTCATAATCAATTGCCGAATCATTAATGAATTGTTGTGAAACTTCTATGCTCGTGGCAAAACGTTTTAATGTTAATTCCTTTTTTTCTAATTTGTTATCTTTTTTTGGCGGGTTTGTTTTTTCTGGTACAATTGTGGCAAACACACTTTCTTTTTCGGTGTAAATTTCAGTTGGTTTACCAGTTGCTTTTACTGTATTGAATAATGAGAGGATATGCCCATTTTCATGATAATTTCTACCATCAATAATATCTCCATGTGAAACGGTAGTTTTAAACAATTCTCTTAAAGTTGGTTCCATTATATTTTCCTACTTTCGTATATTTTTAAATTAAAAAAGGACTCCCATTTGGAAGTCCCACAAAATAAAAAAGAACCGACTATGCCTGTTTAAGGAATTTAATCGCTTCTTCGTTTAAAATTTTTCCATCGCAATACATATCGAGCATCAGTAAGTGAGAACCACGTAATGCCTGTGTAGTATCATCGGAAATTCGTTTTAATTGAGCACTTTTTTTAATCATCGTTGCATACGCTTCTGACATGTTTACGAATACAACTGAAATAGCACCTGTTTTAAATTCAGGCATTTTGTCTTGGATTAAGATTTCATGTCCGAAGATTTTGTAAACAGGACGACCATTTACTACATCTTTAACTACATGGTAGTTTCCTTGAGCGTCCTTCAATTTTGCAACTTTATTAAATGCTTGACGTCCCATGATGAATACTGCACCTTCTAAATATTCTGGGTGAACTGCAAGTGTTAAATCCAATAATTCATCTAATTCGATATTGTTTGCGTTTGAAGTTGTGAATGTTTCAACTTCTGTAGATGTTAAAATGCCCTCGAATTGTTTTTTAGTTTTATCACCGTTAAGAACTGTCTCGTCGATTTTACGTGCAAGGCGTCTTGTTAATACATTAACTGCATAATCAATAACGTTAATACCGCTATCATTTACAAGTTGTTGTGATAATTCGATTGCCGTAGCTGCTCGACGTTGTTCTAAAGTGATTTTATCGAATGTGAAATCAGCTGTAGAAGCATTTTCCATTTCGCCAACGAATGTTGCATCACCAATATTTTGTTCACGTAGAACTTCTAAAGTACCACTAACAGGTGTGAAACCTTTTGCACGTTGGAATAATGGTGCTTGTTCAACTAATTTTTCCACGATTACATTTGATAATGATGTAGGAACTGTGATTGTTCCAGTATCAGTTGTCATTGTACGAACTTCAGCACCATGAATATCGCCTTTTAAGAACTGTTCTACTCCACGTAGTTCCGTTTCTTTTGTATCTTCTTCACCTAATTGGCGTGTTTCTGTATTTGCTTGTGATTGCTCTTCACGAACTTCATTTTCCATTGCTTCTAATTTGTTTCTTAATTCCTGTAATTCTTTTTCTTTACTCATTTGGGTTTCCTCCATTAAATTTATTTGTGGTTCATCAATTACATCTAAAGACCTTGCTTGAATATTCGATTGAACGTAGGCTGGGTCTCTTACAACTGAAACTTCAGATAACACAAGGTCGCTGATTGAACGTAATAACGTGCCATCGTCACGCTTTGTCCATGTATCGTTTAATACCTGCATACCAAAAGACATATTGGTTAACAGGCCATCTTCAATCAATTTGTGGTAATCTTTGCCCCAAGATGTAGGGCTAATTTCCGCTTGCATGAACAATCCTTGGTCATCTTCACGTAGCACCAATGAACCGTTTTTGGTGGACGCTAAGAGTTTTGCATTGTTATGTTCTGCAAGGAAATGAATCTCGTTTCCTTGTTGTAATGCACGAGTGAATGTGCCACGTTCAATTTTTTCAACGAATTTTTGTTTGCGACCAAGTGGTTGTGATAATTGCTCGGTTTTGTTTACGTATCCCGAAACAAATAAAGAGCCGTCAGTGTTTTCACCGACAAGCTCCACGTTTACGTTACGTAACTCCATAACATTATTCATTTATTTGTTCCTCGCTTTCTGAAACATTAGGCGATTCTTTTTTATCATCAATCAGTCCCATATTCGGAACTTTCATTTCACCAGTTTTCGGATTGTATAAAACGCTTGATAGATTCCACATGAATACATCATCATCAATTGGTGGTAAATCAAGCATTGCTCGTCCGTCATTGATTGTGAAGATACCTTTTTCGAGTCCTAATGCAACCATTTCTACTTGTTCCTTTTTAGTTGCTCGTAGCAATTCACTTGTATCGAATCGGAAGAAATATCCTTCTTCTTTTTCTTTTTCAAGCAATAACGCTTTGTCAAATGCGGATTCCATAGCACCGATAATTGGTGACAAGGTATTTGTTAAAAATGCTTTATTGTTTTGTGCCAAACTTTGATATTGTTTACCATCAGTCGAAATCATTCCATACGGAATGTTAAACACTTTACAAATATCATCAGCAAATGAATTTCTGATGTTTTCCGTTGCTAACGTTGGTTGTGTAAGTTGTTCATATTTCATGCCTGTTGGCAACACAACTGTTTTGAACGCACTCTTAACCCCACCGTAAAGGCGTTGCCACGCTTCTCTTAATGAACCTTGCTCTTTCTCGTTTAAATGTCTCCCGTTTTCGTTATATAAAAGACCAACTGGTAACGCTCCAGTTTCGAAATAATTTGTTGTATATTCCATTTCAGCAAGTGCCAAACGGAAAATATTTTCACCATGTTTTAACGCTCCAATGCCACTTAATCCATCAGCATAGTCATTGGTAACAATGATGAAATCATATGCTTTGTATTTTGCTTGTTTTTTGACTACTGTATTAAATGCTCCGTTTTCAGTGGAATTTAATAAAATATCTGCCCCAACAACGTCATAACCATTTTTAATACGTTTATTAACTGTGATTGACGTTGCATTGATTGGGTGCAAACTTAAAACTTTATTTCCTACAAATTCGATTTTTGTATATGACTTTCCGTGAAGTAATACATCTTTTGCAATATGTTGTTTCAAATTGATTCCTAATGTATAATCATTTGCTTCATGATTTAATAAGTGAACACGGTTGTATTTGTTGTCTTTGTCACCGTCGTCCAAAACTTTTACAATCGAACCATCAGCATTTTCCTTGTACAAATACACTGGCATTTGTGCGATTGTTTTTGTGATTGTATCCACACATTTTTTTGCGGTTGGAATCTTCATAACTTTTTCTTCAGTGATTGCTTCTGTATTCAATAAAGACTTTAAAGCATCTGTATATGAAGTGGATTCCGTTACTGTTTCGTCAGCACTTCGCTTTTCCAACCAATCGAATAGTCCCATATATATTCCTCCTTGTATAAATTAAAAAAATCCGCACATATTGTACGGATTGGTGATTTATCATCATTATTGAATCCACGAGTCGAGAAATGGAAAACTCATGGATTCTAAATCATGAAAAACTATAATCGAAAATATAAGAGATTCGCAAAGTCTCTTATATTATATATATATGGTTGCATAGTAGTATCTAAAGACCGCTACACAACTTTTTTCATATTTTTATAATATAATTGGTTCTTGTTTAGGTGGCTGCCATTTAAAATCTAGCACGTTACTATTACCTAAAGCGAGGTTACAATCACGACATACAATGATTAAATTATTTTCGTCATATGCTAGTTCAGGGTAATCACGCCACGATTTGATGTGATGACACTGTGGGTTTTCATGGATTAATTTATCCTGTTTACCGAACTTAATTGCACATCGTTGACACGTATAATTATCTCGTTTCAATATACGTTCACGTAACCTTTTAAATCGTTTTGTTGCACTTGGATGGTTTCTACTTGCTTCACTTTTCACTTTTGGTCTGCAAGAACACCGCTCATTGATTGGAACGATGTCCCCACAAACACCACAAAATTTATTATTCATATCACCAAACCTCAAATTCCATATTACTTTCGAATCTGTTAAATTGAAGGTAGAACATGATTCCTTTGTATGCGTTAAATGTTGCAAACAATGAATCTACCTTATTTTTAACTTTAGAGTTCTTTTTGATATATGTTTTGCCTTGACGGAACTCGATTTCACCATTGGTAAATGCCGATACAAGCAATTTATTTGGAGCGTAAAATACATTTCCGTCATAAATTTCTTTTTGTAATGTATCAATAACAGGACTTAATTCTTTGGAATTTTGTTTTACCATCGTTGCATTGATTTCCATTTCGATATTTTCATTGATGTATTTCACTAGTTCATAACTATGTGCCACATCATACATAACAGTTGCCAAACTGATATTATATTCAGTAATGATTTTGAGAATATCTTCGCCAATGCCGACAAAATCCACTGTTTCTTCTCCTAATGGTTCACACCAACCTTTTTTACGATATTGGTCATATGGAACCTTTTCGGATTTAATTTTGCCTGCTTCACGATTTTTTGGATAATAAACTTTGTTTTTAATGTATACTTTTTCGTGTTTAACATCGTACCATGCAAACGTGATTGAGGAATTATCAAGAGATGGTGCTAAATCGACACCGATAAACACTTGTTTTTTACCACGCCACCAGTTCCAATCTTCGATTTCTTCTTTCTCGTATTTTTCAATGGTGTTCAAATCGACAAAGAAAGAACCATCATCAATATTTTCCGATTGCCATATGTTCAAATTTTTTGTTTTAAACAAGTGTAAATCTTTAGGGATTTGTTTGCTTGTTTCATAATCCTCATGTAATTTCGTTTGCAATGATTCAACTTCGGCAAACAATGGATTCGCTTCTAACCAAATTGATTTATCTTCCCAACGTTTCACTTTTTTATTATCTAAAGTGATTTCTTCGAATGGATTATCAATCAAATATGCCAAACCAAACATACGTGGATTTGAATTGCCATCATTCGTATTTTCAATTAATTTGTTTACTGTTTCTTGCCAATAATTGTATCCATTAGAAATAGGATAAGAGGTTGATATTTTAATCATTAGTGGATTACGAGGCCCGAACATACCTGTGTGAAGTGAAGATACCATTTTTGCAATATCGTTTGATGCTCCTAATTCATCGACAGATGCAATATATGTCATTGTTCCGTCTGCCTTTTGGGAATCACCAGAAAGAGGTTCTATTTTACAATTCTTTGTATCTGGTAAAAATTCAATGTATCCCTTTTTGATATTGAAATATGGTTTTATAATCGGTGATGCTTTAAGGATTGATGACAATTCATCAAAAATGATTCCTGCTTGTTTTTTGGTATTCGAACCTATGTAATGTGTAGCATTTGCTTCATCAAGGAAGAATCCGATAATGTGAATGATACAAGCAATAACCGACTTCGCATTTTTACGTGCCACAGTGAAAATAACTTCACGAATTTTACGTTTAGTAGGGAACTCTTTGTATACCCAACAAAATGTATTTTGGATTAAGAACCATTGAAATAATGCAAGGTTTGGATACATTGGTTGAGCACTTTTTGCTCCACGAGCGAAATTCAGATTTTGAATGATTTTATCAATCTTTTTCTCTATTTGATGATTCCACATATATTCGTAGTCATCTTGGTGTTGTAATACATCGTATTCATGAATGAAATTTTCACATTGCTTCCGTACCTGTGATGGAGCAACAATTTCATCGTTTACTACTGCTTTTGCATATGCGTATGATTTATTCATTTTATTGCTCCTCACTTTCTGCGATAATTTCATCAAGTGCTAATTGGTTAGGGTTAATCACTTGTTGATTCGCTCCATTCATTGCATCAATTTTCATTTCTTCGAGTTCAATTTTTGCTAAATTATTTGCTAATACCATACGGTTTTCCAATGGCATTTGAAGTTGTTTTAATGCACCGTTTATGTCCTTTGTAATTTTGGTTAAACTTTGTTGTATTTCGGTGTATTCGTCACGAGAACCATTGTTTTGTACGTTATCAATCATCTTTTGACGTTCGAATGATTGTAACCATAGATTGAATACCAACGTGTTTAACGGAACACTGTCTTTTTCAATGAAATGTGGATTTTCTCTCACCAGTCGACTAAACATTTTTTTCATTGTTGGAACGCTCTTGATTTCATCATCTGGTTTTGGTGGTTTGCCCTGATTTACATGTGTTTCCATTTTTGTTCGAACTTCAACTTGTGCCTTTGTATTGTTACGTTTTTGATTTTTAATTGGGACAACTTGTGGCATGATGTATCATCCTTTCCACGACAAAAAACCAGTACTGGGAGTGAAGACCCAATACTGGCGTGATTTGTTCGTATATTTTAATGTTAAATTTGCATCATTTTTCAAATTCTATTTGCTGGGAATTGATTTTTTTTACCAAAACCTCTTCCTGGTCCTTTCCTCCTTCAATTCCTATAAAAACGGTATAGGTGAGGGGATGTTATTTATTTAATTTATATATTTATCTAATACAATTGAATATTTATATTCAATAACTTCTATTTACTTTTGTTTTCACGTTGCATAATTAAATGGATTAAATGCGAATGTAATGATACGTTTAAATGTTTTGATTCGCTCTGTAGTTCATGCTTTAACCATTTAGGTAAACGTAAGTTCACTTGTACAACATCTTGTTTTGACATTGGTATTTCCTCCTTAATTTAATACTATGGTAGTGCTTATATAGTATATATAAACAACCATACATCAACGAAAGAGGAACCATAACAATTATTCAATTACATATCTAATATCATGTTTACCTTCTAATTCAATATCCTTCATGATGCCACTCAAATGTTGTTTGATGTTAATTGTACTGTTTGTTCTTCTCAAGAACTCATGAACAGGCAATGATTCAATAATTCTACCATTATGTGTGATAACATAATCAGCATTGTAAGTGCCATCGTAATCTTGTTTATCGAACACACGGAAATACATTTGTTTTATCGGTTGTTCCTCGGTGGTTTCCTGTGGTTCTGGTGGTAGTTCTTTAACACCGTCAGGTAAACTATCATTGAATTGCTTCTCTTGTAGTTGATAATCTGCTGTGTCCGCTACTGTATCGAACATTGTTTCATCTTCCAGTTGTTCGTTTTCAACTTCACGTTTTGAATTGTTACGGTTTTTCTTTGCAACACGTTCTTTTGCATCTTGTTTTATTTCCCAAGTTGTATAATCTTTCTCCAAGAACTGTGCATCGTTACCTTCATAATCTGGTGCCATTACATAATACTGACTTGTTTCTCGGTCTTTACGTTTTTTGATTTTTAACAAACCTAAATCGAACAGTTCAGTGTATTTACCATCTTTACCTTTTCCATTCATATTATTTCGTACAGTGCCTTCACTAATATTCAGTGCGGTTGCAATGAAAATATATGATACTTCGATGTATACATTGCCTTTATCATCAACTTGGTTGTCGTGTAATGCTTTCATGGAAATATCGTATAGTTCTTGATAAATTGCTTTTTGTGTCAAACTAAGTTTTGTTCGATATTTTTCACCTTTCATAATTACCTTTGGTGTTGAATAATAAACGCCAGTTTTTTGCTCCTTGTCACGTAATCTATCAACGTACTCTTTTGTTATATATAACTTTGTCATTAGTACAAACTCCCTTTTTAATTGTTTATTTTGTGGTTATTCCTGTGAGTTGCTTCATATCATTGCTGAATGCAACGGTATTTAAAAATACATAAACCTCATATTTTGGTGTTTTCCAATTTGGTCTTGTTTTGGAAGGAACATGTCCTCGTTTCTTTAATTCATCTGCAAGAGATTTCTTAAAAACATCAACGTACTTCATTTAAATGCCTCCTTTGTATAAAAATATAAGAGCCACCGAAGTGACTCATTTAAAAATCTTCACCCATTCTTGCTTCAGCGACTTCCCATTGTAAATCTTCAACTTCATCTTTTAATCGTTTATTTTCTCGCTGTAATTCACGAATCATTTGAGCCTCATGTAATGTTAATTTGCCTGTAGCAATCAATGTATCAATTGGGTCTAGTTTTGTAATTGTACGATTAAACTCTCGTTCAATATATTCCACAATTACTTTATTTGCGCTCATTGGTTCCGTATTATCCAACTTCAACATATCGCTTGTGATATCTACTGTGTACACAAAATTTTTCATAATTCATTTCTCCTTTTTGAATATTAATTTTCAATTTTCCCTGCTTTTTTCAAATCCGCACGAACCAATTGTTCGATATAAACACTTCTATTGAATCCCAATTCTTTTGCACGTTGTTCCGCTAGTGATTTAATTTCGGAATCAATTAATGTACTAACTTGTAATTTTTTATTCATATAAATACCGCCTTTTCATCGTTATAAAATATATATACACTCCTCGTACAAATCTAAAGAGGTTATTACATATTTTTTATACGTTTTTCATCACTCGACTATTATATTGATGTTTTTGAAATTGTAAGGTGCTAATTGATATTTTGTTGAAATTATTTTTCTCTTCATTTATATAAAGGTTTTAAAGGTTTTCAAAAGAACCCCAAAAGGGGAAAAAACGTCGAAAAGTGAGCGTATGCGAAACCTTTTCGTAATATATTTTTATTTAATATTTTTATTTCGTGCTAATAGTTCTATCAGCATTACTAGAATAGTTCTATCAGATGAATGTGAACTGGTAGAACAGTTCTATCAGATGTTTATGTGAGAATGGTTCTATCAGATATAGCCTTATTTCCTCTTGTCAGTAGATTTCTAGAGTCATATAATGAATTTAATAAAATACCAATATATGGTAAATGGAAGGTGAGATAAATGAAAAGACAAAGCGTATCATCATGCATAGGAGCACTGACGACACTGTTTTATGTACACAAGGACTCCGAAATGGGGATTGCAACTTTAGAACATTACATAGAATTAGGACTACTAAATGATAAAGAATTAATTGCTGAAATAATGGAGCAAACACAATGTTGCGACCTGTTGAATGTCATACGGTTGTTCGATATGGTGGCTGCGGAACAGATAGAGGACATACTACGTGGTGTTTGATATAAACAAACGAATGATAAGGGCAATGATTAATAAGTTAATGGCGTATTATTCGACTCAAGATATATCAGTAATACATACGTATTTGAAATGGTATCTTGACCCAAACGAACAATACAATTTTATAGTCGATTTGGAAATGACCGCTAATATATTGAAAGAGCGTAACGCTACATTTTTAATAGAGTTGATTTCACAACATTATTGTGATGTAGCGGATTTTCTCGAAGAATTATGTAATGAGGAAGAATCATATAGTGAAATTGATTACGAACAACCATATCAAATGGAATTTCTATTAGATGCTTGATTCTAAATGTGCATGGCACGCACATTTGAATTGCCGATGTGCAAACTTTGCACGTCGGATTTATTTATATAAGGAGAGATAACATGAACGATGTATACATATTACAAAAATTTGATAAACGAGAGTTTGCGAAAAACGAAATCTTAGTGACTTCAGAAGCGATTGAGATATTGGGTATCAGTCGTTCACGTATGAATGTACTATTGAAAAAAGGTCAACTTGAACCCATCAAACGGACAATAGGCGTGAATCTATTTTTACGTGATGACATTATGAATAAGAAAGAAGAACTCGTCAGGAAACGCAAGCAATACGGTTATACGAATGAATGACCTGAAGTATCGACTTTGATGTGATATAAACAGTAGTTATATCTCATACCACTGTGCTTACTAAGCACAGTGAATACTTGCCACGTACAATGTACGCTTCAGATAATTTAGAATGCGGCCTTAGACTGCAGATGAAAGATGGTCACATTGTGACTACCTCCATATCTCAAACTTTGTCGAAATAAACGTTTGACTTTTTAAAACAACCAATTGCCAATAGGAGGTTTATAATATGGGAATTAAAATGATTTACAAACGACAACTCGCTATGGATTTAATACGTGATGGTCACAATTTGGAATATACCACACGTAATCGAAAAAATAGAAAATACCAATGCTATGCATTTAATGATTCAGTGGAATTGAGAAAGAGCATCGCAAGAATAAATAATCAAAGATACAATGGATACCCAATAAATGATGAAACGAAATAAGAAAATACGAATATCTGAAAGAACAGAGTTGGTCTTGATATTTCTGTCAGTTGTAATAATGATGATGTTATTTATTTATAATGTGTGGAACAATCTATTCGCTAAAGATGATGAAACGATACGACAAGAACATGAACGGGAAGAAAGACGGATTCAACGTGAAGAATGGTTGAAAGATATGAAGTAAAAGGGTCTGATTAATATTCAGAGCCTTTTTTGATGCTTAAAGGGTCGGAATACTGTTACGAACCTATAAGGGGAGAAACAATATTTCTAGCCCTAAACAATCCTTAGGTCTACCCAAATTAGGTGTCTCGCATTTTGCGAGATACCCTACTATTTCCATAAAATGTATTGAATATTAATATTCAGAAAATTGTTCTTTACATGGTCAATATTTGTTGATACTATAGAAATATATTGAATATGACAATATTCGACAAATTACATAATAGCCTCCAATTACTAATGAAAAATTATAAACAGGTGGAGGAATGCAAGATGATTATGAAAAAAGAATATTTACAAGAGCAATTAGAAGTGGTTAAAGAGCGTGAAGTACTGCTCAAAGAAATGATTGAGCAAGAACAAGCATGTGAAAAACATGTGGAATCAATTATGAATGAAATAGGTGTTTTACGTGATGAACAATCCGTATTCCTGTTGAAAGATAAAAACACACCTGAAGAAGTGTCATTGGGTGGTTTTAATTTGAAGTTAGGACTGGATGGTAAAAAACCATATTATACGTGCAATAATGAAAATTATTTGGTGAACATTAATTATATAAAAACGAAAAAAACATATGAAATTGCAATAATGCCCAAATTTAAATCAGCGGATATTTGGAGTCATCGTGATTTGTTTGAACATCAATGGTTTGTACGTAAATTTCAATTGATACCGATGATGAAATAACAGAATGTCACCAAACGCCCTAAATCGACGTATACTGCGTTTTATCGGATTAACGATAAATGACATTAAAATAAATTTAAAATGCAAAGCGGACGAATCTCAACGTCCGTTTTTTTGTTGCTCTCACCTTACACACTGGTTTTTTCCAATATAATACTATTACATTAGTATTGTGGAGGAAATGAGATGAAATATTACGTTTATATACATACATTAAATAATGAAGTAATTTACGTTGGTAAGGGCTGCGGAAAACGTGCAAGGGAATTATCCAAAAGGAATGAACATTGGAAAGAAATCGTTGGTGACAATGCACATTTGATTGATATAACGATTGTTAAACATTTTGCTGATGAAAGTGAAGCGTTTGAACATGAAAAACAATTAACTGCTTATTATAAAAGCATCGGTCAATGTAGAGCGAATATTAACATTGGAAATAACCATGCTGAAGAAACAAAAAAGATGTTAAGCGAAATTGGAAAAGGTGAGAACAATTCAATGTACGGTAAAAAATTTTCTGCCGAACATAAAAAGAAATTGTCCCAAGCACACAAAGGAAAACGAAACGGTTTATACGGTAAAACAGGTGCCGAACACAATCTATCAAAAAGTGCTATTGCAATATTTCCAAACGGTAAAGAAATCAAAGCACCATCACGAAATGAACTAGCGGAAATTATCAAACGTGAATATGGTATAAGTGCTAGTATGGTAAAACAATTAATTTTGACTGAAGAACCATTTCAAGCACGTTATAAAAAACATGAAAAGGCGAAAGGTATGATTGTTAAATACATTGGAGCGTAA